TTGATTGTTCCCTTTCCAAAAAACTTATCAGAGAGTGCGCCAAAGATTCCAGACGCGGCTTCGGTATAACTTCCAGTGCCTAATCCTGCCTCAAAGATTGAGGTCAAATCAGCTATTGGCATCCTGTATCCCATATTGACTAGACCCACCTTCTGATCACCTAAGTCCTGTATAACCAACGCGCTGGTATCATCCCAGTCATAAGCAACTGTTTCTTTTATGGCCCTTACTTTCTCATTATCAAAACCATTTCTTTTGTTGTAAGCGGCTATACCAAATGAAGCAGCCCCTATGGTTCCGGACAGAAACGCCAGCCTCTTAATGCCCTCAAGGAAGGCTCCACCTTGGTTGACATTTACCCCGTATTCACTCTTCATTTTGCTAGCAAAAGAACCATTAATAAGGGACTTTCCTAGTCTAGCTTGATTGAAGGTAGTCCTTGTGAATTCCAGAAGGAATGATACGAACTCATTTAGTATACCCAGCCTGGATAAATATCTAAGCGAAGGAGATATACGATCATAGTTCTGATAAGTTGAGTTAGTTAAATCAGCCGCGAGCCTATTGAAGGTTGCGGGATCCAGGTAGTTCAAACTCCTGGGGTCATTGACACCTTTTATTAACTTCGGAAGAACAACTTCCCTGTAGTTCTCGAATACAGAGATGCGGTTAGCTGTATCTATTGCGCTATAGAATTGACCTATTTTTTTTGCCGCAGTGCCAACGCCTCTACCCACCTTATTTTCTGGCAATAACTTGAACCCTTTATCAAAGGCATTACGAATATCGCTGACAAAAACATTCTTGTCCACCAAGCCTAGGCTCTTGTATTCATTTATTTTCTTAAGGGTCAATCCCTTTCCAGAGAGTTCACTTCCAGCAACTTTTAGACCCCTTCCGAACCCGCGAAATGGATTCATTCCCTGACCTAAGATACCAAAGGCATTTGCAAAAAGCTGTGGAGAATAGGCCGCTGGCGCTAACGGCACTGCGGCAAACTTAGTCAAACCAGTCGTTGTGCTGATTAACTTTGTTATAGCATTTTCTACCAGTAGGTTTGTATCCTGTGGAATACGGCTACCGTATAGCTGGTCAATTGAGTTCTGGGTTTCTTTGAGCGCATACAATTCCTCCCTTTGACCACCAATGTTTTGTTTAATTACTTTACCGTTTATTTTAAGGGGATTGAAATCGCCCCTCATATTAGAAGGTATTTCATTCAGTCTAACAGCCAAGCCAGCTAATCTTAAATCCTTGGCAACATTAAATGCCGCGGTCTGATCAGCGGCAATCCTGCCCAATCTTGATATTGTGCCATAAAATTTTTCACCGGGCGTTTTGTATTCCCCCAAGAACTCACGC